GGACGCTGAACGTGTGACGGCAGAAGAGATTCGATTTCTCGCCCAGGAACTGGAGGATGTATTGGGTGGTGTCTACAGTCTCCTCAGTCAGGAGTTCCAGTTACCTTTGGTTACCCTGGTACTTAACAGACTCCAAGGTGACAAGATCCCAAGACTCCCGAAGGAAACTATCAATCCTGTTATCACGACTGGTCTGGAAGCACTGGGCCGGAACCATGAGCAACAGAAGTTACAGCATTTCCTGGCTGACATCGCCAGTGTCTTTGGACCTGAAATGGCATCATTGTATATCAATCCTGGTGAGTACATCCAGAGAGCGGCAGTGAACCAGGGTATCAAGACCGAAGGACTCATAAGGTCCGAGGAAGAAGTACAGCAGATGTTGCAACAACAGCAACAACAGGAAATGGCTCAGAACTCAGCACCGCAAGTCGCCGGAAAAGTGACTGAAGGTTTAATGAAACAAGCAGAAGGAGGAAACTAATGGCAGATGCCAGACCTACGAATGGACCGGAAAAGGTAACGAATACGCCTGATGAAATGAAGGACCTGAAACCGATGAACAAGCCCCAGGAAGGGCCGAAGAAGAAAAAGAAATCCCCCGTACCTTCCAAGTCGAGAAAAGGTAAGGAAGTGGTCAAACGGAATAAATCAACAATTTATAGGTAACCTATGGGACAGAACGCAAGCTATCAAGTCGGTAACGAAGACAGAATCAACGTACCAGACGATGTGGATACCTCCCATCAGGAACCCAGGGAGGAACAACAGTTAATTGCCGGTAAGTACAAGACTCAGGAGGATCTGGAAAAAGGTACCCTGGAACTACTCAGACAGAGGGGTGACCTGGAGCAGATCTATAAGACCCTGGAGTCTGGCAAGGTCACCTGGAGCAGATCTATAAGACCCTGGAGTCTGGCAAGGTCAATTTCAGTCAGGAAGAAGAAGAACAGGCACCTCCGGAAGACAAACCCTCGGATATGAAGATCCAGGAGGAACAGACGGAGGATCGAGAAGAAATTAAAGATACCCTGGCTGAGAACAATTTGAACCTGGAAGAGTTTGAACAGGAATTCGCAGAGAATGGGGAGTTGTCTCCTGAGTCCTACGAGAAACTGACGAAGCTTTTCCCAAAAAGCATGGTTGACTCTTATATCGAGGGTCAGACTGCTCTTGCCGAAAAGTATCAACAATCAATCTATAACCTGGCCGGTGGACAGGAACAGTATTCCTCGATGATTGACTGGGCATCAAAGAACCTCAGTCAACAGGAGATCCGGGAATTCAACGATGCTGTCGGTTCCGGAGATTCCACCAAAGCAAAGTTTGCAGTACAAGCTTTGGCACATACATATCAGAAAGAAAATAAGGGTGACAATATCCTTCAGGGAGACAGGAAGGCTACTTCCGGGTCTGGAGGTTACCAATCCCGTGCTGAAATGACCAAGGATATGTCAGACCCCCGTTACAAGAAAGACTCTGCTTTCAGAAAGCAAGTGCAAGATAAGCTGAGAAACACGACAGCTTTCTAAACAACACCTGTCACGCTTATTAGCGCACCCCGACAGGTTACTAAGAACATAAGGTTAAGTGCTTCAGGTTTGAGGTGTGGTCCCACTGAAGTATCACCTTATTATGTCATCTCCGTATGGATACGTCTGTACGGACCCCCGGTAGATTCGTCTGCCGGGATTCCCTCCCCATGTTGAAGTCAAACAAGCCCAACGATGGTCTCTGAGGACACCATGCCTGTGGACACCTTGTGAGGAACGGACACATGGATTAAACCTCGAAATACAAACCTACCTTAATTTGGAGTTAGATAATTGGCTAATGCAAATGTAAATGCACTGGGACAGATTAACCAGACAGGTGACGAACTCGCCCTGTTCCTGAAGATCTTCGCCGGTGAAGTCCTCACGATTTTTGAACAGAAGACCATTACTGATGGTCGTCATTATGTACGTAATATTTCTCATGGTAAGTCCGCACAGTTTCCGATGGTCGGTAACATCGGGTCTGAGTACCATACTCCCGGTACCGAACTTCTGGGTAAGAACGTGAATCATGCGGAACAGGTCATCGAACTGGATGGTCTGCTCATCACTCACGCTTTCCTGGCGCAACTGTGGGAACTGATGAACCACTACGATGTGCGTGGTGTGTATAGTGCCAAGATGGGTGAAGAACTGGCGAATGTCTATGACATGAACGTCCTTCGTCAGCTTGTTCTTGGTGCAAGAGCAAACAGTCCGCTTGATGATGGTAGTAATGGAACGGAAATAGATAATTCTGACCTTGGTTCCGCTACCCTTGCGGACCGTGCGGAGGCTTTTATCGAGGTACTGTTTGAGGCGGCTGAAGAACTCGACGGAAAGAATGTACCCGACAGTCCTCGCTATGCTGTACTGAAACCTGGCGATTATTACAGTCTGGTACGGTACATGAACAGCGGAGGTCTGAGTGCTATTCACCGTGACATCGGTGGTCGTGGTTCGTTTGCCGAAGGTGACATCATTAAGGTCGCCGGTATTGATATCCTGAAGTCCAACAACGTACCGAATGATAACTACATCGATACGACTGATGGTGGTCTGGATGATAATCGCCATGACGTTAATGCTTCCAATACCAAAGGTGTCGTATGGCATCCTGAAGGTTGCGGTACTGTCAAACTGATGGATCTTGCCACCGAAGCTGAGTGGGACATCCGGAGGCAGGGTTACCTCATGGTAGCTAAAATGGCAGTCGGTCACAAGTATCTCCGACCGGAGTGCTGTGTGGAACTGAAAACTGAATAGTTTAATTAGGGGAATCCAATGGGTTCCCCTTTTTTTTAAAAAATTAAAGAGAGGTCCGCTTATGTTTCAAATGATAAACCCCACCACGGAACTTGAGGCAGTAAATCAGCTTCTATCGGTTATCGGGGAAAGTCCGGTCAACTCTCTTGATGAATCTCAAAGTCAGGCAGTTCTTATAGCAAAGGATGAAATCAAAAGGGTATCCCGAAATGTGCAAGCGGAAGGTCTGAACTTCAATACAGAAGAACGGAAGCTTATGCCCGACGAGGAAAAGCACATTTATTTACCTCAAGGCACCCTGGTAGCGGAACCTGTTGATGACACCCTTAACATTGTCTGGAGGGAAGGACAGCTCTATGACCGTGATGAAAACACTGTTGAGTTCGATGGTTCAGTCTGGATGCGCCTGGTATACGGGTTTGATTTTGAATCCCTCCCGGAACACGTAAGACAGTATGTTGTCATCCGGGCCGGTCGGATCTTCCATGACCGTATGGTCGGTTCTGAATTGCTTCATCAGTTTACATTACAGGATGAACTGGAAGCACGGAAGACCATGTATGTCCGGGAAAATATGGACATTAAGGAACTAAGGGCAGTTATCAGAGAGGTTCTCCAGGAAGGGTTTGAATTCAATACGGATTACAATTATGAACTCTCTCCTGAGAACAATAAAATCCAGGCCCCCAAAGATGCCTTGTCAATAAAACCTGTCGATCCAAATAGGAACATAGTGGTCCGTGAAGGGTTACTGTATGACCGTAAGAATCAATCATTTCAGTTTACAAAACCCTTGAAGGTCACTGTAGTTTGGTTCCTTGAATATAAGGACCTGCCTAAATACGTTAGAGAATACGTCAAGATTAAAGCAACAAGACGCTTTGAACAAAAAGTCGGTATCCCCCAGGAACTGTGGACTTACACTCAGGAAGACGAGGTACGTTCAAGATCCAATGTTCTGTCAGAAGAACTGGTACACGCCGACCGGAATTTCCTGTCAGACCCTCTGTCCTTTAGAGGTACCATGTATAGAGGAGGTCGGTGGACATGAGTTTAATACAGCAGACTATACCTGGTCTATACAATGGTGTGAGTCAACAACCGGCATCTATGCGGTTACCAAATCAATGTGAGGTCCAGGATAATGCAGTAGGAGACTTGGTCCGAGGGTTAACCAAAAGACCCCCGGCAGAATATGTGGATATCCTTGATCCTGCCATCTGGGTAAACAGTCTGGTCCATGAGATTAACAGAGATTCCCAGGAACAATACTTGGTATTTTTTACGGATGCCCATGATAAACCGATAGTTATTTATGATCTTATTGAGGGTGTTGAACGGACGGTATCTTACGGACATCTTGATGAAGATTTAAATCTAAGTGAAGACGGGACCATTAAGGATTACTTAAGAACTGGTCGTCTCACCGTACACGGCAATCACCGTATAAGGGTATCCACGATAGCTGACTACAGTATCGTTGTGAATACAATTATAACCCCGGAAATGAACCCTGAGTCTACAACAGGTACAAAGAAGAATATTGCAGTTATCAATGTAAGTAATTGGTATGAAAAAGAGATTACCTTAGAGGTTGACGGAAGCACTGTTACACTTAATGCCTCTGAAGAAAACACAGTTGATGAAATAGCAAAAAGTATTACGACTGAGTTAGAGAAAGCCAGCACTTGGCCTGGGGGAGAAGCTCCTTATGTTGAACGGTCAGGGAATCTAATAAAGGTTTGGTTTTCTGATAACCGGGAATTTACCTTAGATGTTCCTTCCCCTGATATCCATGTTCACTTCAGGTCAGTCCCTCAATATGGAGATCTATGGCCCGCTCAGACGTTTTGGGACACGGATACCGTTCAGATCCTCCAGGATTCCTACGGGAGTAATGCCAAATATTATGTTGAGTCTGATGGGGAAAACTGGATTGAGACTCGTGGATACGAACAGGAAACCCAGTTCAAAGAAGAAACCATGCCGCACAGACTTGTAAGACTACCTGGTGGTGAGTTTGCCTTTGCGCCGATTGATTGGGCGATTAAACAGGTAGGTGATGAGAACTCTGCACCGACCCCCAGTTTTGTCGAAAACTCTATACAGAATGTGTTTTTCTTCCAGAATCGGTTGGGTTTTCTGACAGACCAAGGTGTTGTTATGAGTAGGGCAGACGACTTCTTTAACTTCTGGCCCAGGACGGCACTTGATGTTCTCGATGATGATCCAATAGATATTGGTGTTGCCACATCCTCAGTAACTGTGTTCCGGGAGGTTCTGACATTTAACAAGAACATGGTCATAAGGGCTGATACAGGTCAATTTGTGTTGTCTTATGCAGGAGGTATGTTGTCTCCAAAGACGGTGGCAGTGGACCAGTCAACTCATTTCACTACGGTACCTAAAAGTATATCCACGACAACCGGAAGTGCCTTATATTTTATATGTCCAAACCAGAACAACCTGATGGTTAGAGAATATTTTATCCATCCGGATAGTATGGTTGAGGATGCCGCCAATGTAACTAAGCATATTCCAACGTATATCCCTTACAGTGATGCAGTGGAGTTACGGTCGGCACCTGCAATGGACTATATGTTTCTCCATAGCAAGGAAAAGCCGGATACTCTTTTTGTATTCCAGTATTTCTGGCAAGGAGAAGAAAAGGTACAGTCAGCTTGGTCTCAGTGGGTATTCGCTAATGATATCGTTGGTATGGCAACAATTCAGTCCAACCTGTACTTGGTGTTTAAAATTGACGGGGAGGTCGTTCTTACGAAAATCCGTCTTAATACCAATCCCAAGGATGTGGTTCATGTGGATAAAAAAGTTGAGATTACAGGTACTTATGATGACCAAGCAGACATAACAGTCTTTGAATTACCTTGGACGGACCCTGACACGGAGTGGATGATTATAGATCCTGATACCAAACTGGCACTGAATGGAGTCGAAAAGAATCCTGATTCGTCATTGGTTTCAGTACCAGGAGATTTTGAGGAAAAGGATTATTACCTGGGACAGAGATATAACATGCTCTATGAGTTATCCCCGTGGTTTCTTAGGGATGAACGAGGTAATTCTGTAATAGGAACCCTGAAGCTTCGGTCGGTTACAGTGTCCTTTGCAGATACTGGGTTCTTCAGGCTTAAGGTAAGGAACCGTAAAACTGACAACGAGGAAGCTGATATGTCCATGAGTGGGTTCCTGTTGGGACATACAAGTACCGACACGGCATCCTATGCAACTGGAGATATCCGTTATTCAATCATAGGAGAATCAAGTAACCGGAGGATACAGTTGGTCAACGATACGCAGTTATCTTCGACCTTTCAGACATTAACTTATGAAGGATTTTTCCATACTCGTGCCGAAGTGGGGTAATATTTATCCTTATAATGGTGACGACTTCACGGATTTCAAAATGAGGGAGATGGACTACCTTGAGACTTCAGCAACAATGGGTATTACGTCTCCCCTTCTCATTTTAGAACAGGCAGTTTCCAAAAGCCAGTACACCTGGGTCATTAAGCCTGACCGAGTTATAGGTGTCTTCGGTGTGACTCCCCATCCACAGACAGGTGTTATAGGGATTCCCTGGTTAATCGGGGATGAAAGATTGAACGATATCCCTCCGAAAACTTATGTCCGGATGTCCAAGGATATCATCGAGGCATTCCATAAGAAATTTGAGGTCCTGGCGAATATTGTGATGGCAGACTATGTCAAAGCGATTAGATGGCTTGAGGTCATCGGATTCACCGTGAGCCGTGAAGATCCCTATGTATATTCGGACAAACAATTTTATATGTTTCACAAAAGGAGGAACTATGTGTGAACCTGCAACTTTAGCGATGGCCGGTCTTGGTGCCGTGTCGCAGTATGCGGAAGCACAAGCACATAGTCGTCAAGCAAAAGCAGAGACAAGGGCCGCAGTGCGTACACAGCAACACCAGATGGACGGACTGAGACGCAGACAACGGGAAGTCGACGAAGATGCGGACCTGGATATAATGGAACGCAGACGACAGCAAATGAGACATGAGGGTAAACTGAGAGCGGCGTTTGGCGATGCCGGTGTCCTTGGTGTATCCCCATTACGTGAAATCCACGGTACCTATATGGATACTGCGATAGACTCCGCT